GGGGATCACGTCTTGTATTAACCACTTAATGGGTTCGTCCTTGACCGACTGCCATGACTCAATCTTGAAGGGCTTGTACGTCTTGTCAGTTTCTTGGTGGACGTTGCCAGGGTTAGTTGCGTTTGTTGCGTTTGGTGTTGTTGGTGTTGACCCGCTTAATCTTTCCGGGGTTGTTACATCATCTTCATGGCGTATCAATGGACTGAGTTTTGCCAGCTCTACCAGTGCCTGCCTGGTGCCGCCCAGGACATTGACCCACTCCCAGGCGTCATCTGTCAACCCTTCCACTGGCAGGTCCAAGATCCTGAGTGACTTCACCACAGGGATCAGTGCCGCTGCCACCAACTTTGCGTACTTCCAACCCGCCAGATCGTTGTCTGGCAGCATGATGACCACTGCACCGGCAAAGTACTGCGTTATCTCTTCAGGCCAACTTCCAGATCCTGAGTGAGCACTGGTGGCGATGACTCCAATCGATACCAGGGCATCGGCTGCCTTCTCGCCTTCAGTCAGGAATATGGTGCGGCCTGCAGTTTTTGCTGACAACAACTCGGGGAACCTGTACGGCACGATCCTGCAATCTCCCAGCGAATACGACCTTGACCCGTCCTTGTTGATCCTGGCCTGGCGGTAATCTTTGCCCTTGGCACTTTGAGTCTTAAATCTTTGCTTGACGAACAGGGGTTCACCGTCCTCGTCCACATAAACCCATTCGTGCTCAAGTACTTGCGGCGTGAGCGTTGGCAGTGGCTTGATGTTTGCCAATGGATCGCGTTTCTCGATCTCTGGCAGCAGACCATAGTCCCTGATGGCGTGGAACAACTGATGCTGATCGCACCCAGAGTGGCATTTAAACAGCGGTTTGCCGTCTTCACCGTCACTGATCGACAGGCTAGGGTTCTTGTCCCCGTGCCCTTGTCCATGCGTTGGCAGTGGGCAACTTGCCAACCATCCTTTGCCAACTCTCTTTGCGTTGCCAAGCGCCTTTGCTATTTGTTCGGCTTGCATTGCATCTTCTCCACTTCTTGTATTCTTTTGCCAATCCATGCCATCACGGGCACTGCCATTGAGTTACCCAGTGCCTTGTACCTGGGGCCGTCAGGTGTGGCCTTGCCTTTGGGTTGGATGTCTGTGTAGTTGTCGGGGAAACCTTGAAGGCGCTCGCATTCAACAGGGGTGAGGCGGCGCACGGCCATGCCAACTGATGCCGCAACTTGGTTGTCACCAGCACTAGCCCTTAATGTTGGTGAAAGTCCAAGTTCTGCATCTCCATAACCAAGGCGTTTCATCTTGCCTGGTTCAAATGCGACTGATTGCATCACGATAGGTTCATGTCCATGCGTTTCACGCCTAAGAGTGCCTGACATGTCATGCTCTATGTTCATTACGCTGCCGCCTTGATCCATCAGGCAGATGGGTTGCATCACCGTCGGCCCAGTACCTGTCCCATCTGATCTGTTGGTCATGGGCACTGCCACCTCGCCAGTGATTGCCCCGTTGTAGAGGTCAGTGCCCACTGCCACCGCCATCGGGTTTCTAGCTTGCAGGGTCTGCGTCATCTCCACATCTGTCTGAGGTTCTGACATTTGGCCGCTGAATGCAATGGGCTGCATCACACCTTGAGTGGCATGGGTATCGACTGTGTAGGCTGACCCGTCATCATTCCAGCCCTTGCCGTTCTGTGCTTTTTCTCTTGCGGTGATGTCTTGCAAAGCGATGGGTTGCGAGACAAAGGTGTCAACGCTCACATCCATACGGCCACTGGCGGTGTCGCAAGCGTTCAAACATCTGGCGAGTTCGCCACCCTCTCCAATGCCGTGCGTGGCAATGGGTTGGGACTGCATAAGCATATGTGAAGTATCTGAAACACAACCTTCACGGGTAACAATAGTTCCACTTATTTCAGAATCAAAATGTTTGCAATCTTGCAACCCGATCAAGTTACCGACTTGAGCGCCGTCTCCAGAGCCACTGGCAACTTCTTTCCTCTTTTCTCTGCTCGGCGCAGAATCCCCTGACAGGCTGTGGCGCTCAAAAAGAACCGCTGCGGCAGCTCTCCAGTCTCCAAGGTATCCGACAACAAACACACGGCGGCGTCTTTGGGCCACTCCAAAGTACTGAGCGTCAAGAACTCTGTAGGCGAACCCATACCCGAGTTCCCCCAGCGCCCCGAGGAAGGTTCCAAAATCTTTTCCTCCGTTAGATGACAAGACGCCGGGGACGTTTTCCCAAACCAACCATCGGGGGCGATGTTGGTCAGCAATGGCAAGGAATGTGAGCATGAGGTTGCCACGCGGGTCATCCAATCCTTTTCTAAGTCCTGCAACGCTGAATGATTGGCAGGGTGTTCCTCCAACAAGAAGGTCAATTGGTCCAAGGTTCCACTCCTTAAATTTGGTCATGTCGCCCACATTGGGCACGTCTGGGTAATGGTGCGCGAGCACCTGCGATGGGAATTTTTCGATCTCTGAGTAGGCCGCTGCCGTCCATCCAAGTGGATGCCAAGCAACTGTTGCGGCCTCAATACCAGAGCACACAGATAAATATCTCACTTCTTCTTCTCCATTTTTTTAATTCTTTGCTCCAATTCGTACACCCGCCGCGCCAACATGAGCACCAGCAGTTGCCAGAATTCTTCTTTTGATTCCATAGGGAAAAAAAAGCCGGGGACAAAGCCCCGGCCCTTAATTCGTTAAGTCTTAGAACAGATCCTCGTCTGAGTGAACGGGGATGGGTGCGGCGTGTTGCTTGGCCGCTGGAGCTGCTGGTGCCGGTACTGGCGCAGGGAAAGGATCAAACTCGTCAATGGGCGGTGTCTGCGCGTCCATGCCTGCTGGCCGGGCAATCCATCCTGTCAGGGTGAAATTCGGGATACGGGTTGTGCCCTTGCCGATCTTCTCCATGCGGCTGCCGGTGTACTCGACCACTGGCAGCTTGTCAGGGTTTGCAGCACGCTGCTCAGAGCACTGCTTGTAGAGGGTCTCCATGCCCATGCAAGGTCCTACCCCGTTAGATGACCACTCCACAGTGCCCAAGGCCTTGGAGTAAAACTTCACGTTAAACCCTCTCTTATGGTTTGCGCTGGGTTGTGGACCCTTCTTGCCGACAACGTCATCAGGCTGCCAGTCCCTGACACCAACGCCCAGCTCAAGCCAGCCAGTTGTGACGTTGTCAATGTCGAATACCACTTTGCCAAGTTGGATCTCTCCATCTTGATTGGTCCAGGCATTGGCCTGGGGGGAGAAACGAATGTAGGAGCCTGAGCCGCCACCAGAGGATAGATTTAGCATTTTGCGTTCTCGCTTTCAAGGTTGTGTGTCATTGACACGGTTGGGGGAATGGGATTATTGGGCAAACTCAACGGCACGGCCTAGAGTTAAACCCGAGGATTCTTTTGTGGTGAGGTCATCGACCATGGACTTCTTGTCCTTGCCCAAGAGCTTCTCGGCCACCGCAGGCGTCACCATCTCTGTTAAGACCAGTTTGGACTTGTCGATGCCAGCGTCAGTGAGCGCTTGCAAGGCGGCATCCTCATCGGTCCATTTGCGCGTTGCACGCTTTGGGACCATCTGCCAGCCATGAATTGACTCACCGTTCCTGATACGTTGCACAGCATGGTCACGCACCGCGTCTATGAATTTCTCCACCACCGGCGCACGCTCCAAGAGGTCAGCAATCTGCTCAACTGATAGGGTCAGCATGACGGCTTGGATCTGTTCCTTGTCCAGGGTTGTCAGGTCTGGCTTGGCCGCGAGCACCTCAAACCCTTTACGTTGAGCAGGGCAAACGATCTTGGCCGGGCAGTATTGGCAGGCAGAGTCACTTGGCGTGGGCTGCGAGGCAGCGTCAGTGCTGGCCTGGATGGCCGGGCGCAGTGTGTTTTGATACCAGTCAAAAAGTTCTGAGTACGTCATCGAGTGGCTGCGCACGTCACCATGGTGGGGCTGGACAATGCGCAACTCAATCTGCCCAGGCGGTGGGATACCGTTCTTCGCGGCTGACCTGATGGCCCCCAAGGCGTAGATCTTGAGCTGTGGCGAGTCAGCATCCACCCAGCCCTTGCCAGTCTTCAGGTCAGACACAATCAATTTGCCAGACCCAAGGCCCACAACGTCAGCAGTCCCACCCAACTTAACCTCATCAGTGTCCACAATGGTGACGTACTGCTCGACCCTGACGTGCCCCAGCTCATCATGGACCCGCTTGATCTCATCGAGGTGGAGCTGGGCATATTCGGCATTTGTCTGCGTCATGGTGATGCCCTCCACCGCCTTGCCGACATAGTCTGCTGGACTGGACTTGGCCTTGAAGCACAACTCAGCCAGGGCATGGATGGCGGTCCCGATCTGCGCAGCCTCGCCAGAGGGTTGCTCAGGAATGCCGACAGACAACTTGACGCTGGCCGGGCAGGCGATCCAACGCGATGCTGCTGACGGTCTGAGAATTATTTTTTGTTCCATGATTCTCTTTCTGCATCCTGTTCGTTGATGATGGTTGTGTAAATGAGTGCCCTGACCTCATTGCTGACTGCGTGCCCCAAGTCCTCGGGACTGAGCATTCGGGCCATGAGCAAAGTCTTGTCCTGGTTGGCGCGTCTGGCCTTCTCGAGTTCCTGAGTGAGCCAGACAATCTGGTCACGCATTGCTTTGCGTTCTGCGTCATCCATGCTTACGCCCCCAATGTGCAATCAGTGCAGCGTCAGCACGGCCATCGTCCTTAACGCGCTTGAAGAAATATTCGTAATTGGGAAACAGCTCCATGGCCCTGGCCCGGCTGGCATCTTTGCCAGGGCTGCGGCCAATGGCACGGGTCCAGGTGGCAGGGGCCACAAAGGTGACTGGCATCTTGAGCGCTGCCAAGATCCCCTCGATCATGCCGAATGACCGGCCAAAACTGAATACTGATGTGACGCCCTGGCCTGCCATGGCTGAGACGCGCTCAACGTAGACATGGCAGTCTTTGCTTGCGTACAGGTTCAGCAGCTCGGCCAGCTCATTTGCGCTGACCTGCCGCTTGGCTTTGCCATTACGGTCCACGGTCATCACCGGCATGTCATGGATCTGGAGTGAGTCATCTGTGAGCACCGCGATGGCGCCAGACAGACCAGGGTCGATGCCAATGTGCCTCATTTGAGCGCCTCGTCCATGGCCTTGTTGAGCACTTGCAGCCTGGCCGCTACCAGGGCATCGGTGGCGTCATTGAGGCGCTTCACAGAGTCATAGAGTGGCTTGGTGCGCCCACTGAGCCAGCGACTGACCTGGGACTGGTCGATCTGCGCGACTCGGCACACGTCTGCCATTGTGTAGCCAGCAGTACTGGCCTTAACCAGCACGTCTCGGATGGGGTTGTCGGTTGTTTTCATGTCTTCTATGTTAACCACAAATTGACAACTTGTGCAAGACCATGAAAAAATGGGGGCCAGACAGTGATGACCGGCCCCCCAAGTGGCAACTGCGCCCGGTTGGAGTTCCAGGGGCAATCAGCAGGTGTTGGCCTGCCGGGATCTATTGTATGGGGTTAATAGTTGACTGGATTGTGTGGGATTTGATGACTAAGTCAATGTGTGTATGATCGGCAGATCAACAACAAGGAGATGTATGTACTTAGAAGATTACCAAGAGTGGCGGTGGGGACAGATCCTCACTGGCCGCAAAGACTACAACCCTGATGACCAACCCCCAACTGATGAGGATGAAGAAGATGACGATCATTGACTTTTGCCGGGTTCCCCGCACCATGCGCGAGTGCCTGGATGAGGGGTTCACAACCCATCAGGTCTACAACGCCGTGCGCAAGAACCAACTCTCCAATGTCAACCGCAAAGATGCCTGGGGACGCACCAAGCGCGGCGCAGGGTTGTTTGTTGTGCGTGATGAGTCCATGCGCCTGGATCAGCTTATCGTCTCCACCAAAGACCTTGCAACGGCCCTCGCGGCCTGGAGATAAAGATGCCCAGACCCAAGAGTGAGATGACCAGCGTGGCCGTCACGGTCAGCGCCAGGTTGATCCCGGCGCACTATGCTGAGTGGAAGCGCCTGGGCGGTGTCAACTGGCTGCGCCAGCATTTGCGCGAGTCAATCCAAAAACAAAAGGAGCAAAGCAAATGAGCGCATTTAAATTCGGTTTTTTCCTCGTCTGTTTCCTGCCCTTCATTGGGTTCCTGTGCCGGGTGGCCGTGGAGCTTTTTCTTTATGGGTATCACGCGCTATGACCGGCTGGCGCAAACGACAAATCAAGGAGTGTGAGATGACTGACAAAGAAGCAATGAAGCTGGCGCTTGACTGGTTTAAGTGCTATGCAGATGGATCAATGTCGCGCAACAACGCTGAGGCATTGGCAGATGAGGTGGTTGAAGCCCTCAAAGAACGATTGGCACAGCCAGAGCAAGAGCCTGTGGCGTGGGTAAACAAAGAGCGAAACACAATTACATGGGACAAACTTTATCCTGATATGGATGCCCTCTACACCACCCCACCAAAAGGAACCAAATGAAAGCACAGAAAGTCTTCATGGCCCTGATGATCTCAAAGGGCTACACCCCAGCAGACTTGGCCTGGGACGGGGCCAAGTTCACCAACAGCAACATTGTCACCCGCTGGAATTACTTTCTGCTCGGGTGGGAGATGAGAGGTGTAATGTGATCAATATGCAAACAAGGAGTAAAACCATGGCAAATGAAACAACCCGCAAATTCCCCAGGACCTTCACTGAGGCATTCCCCCACACTCTCGAGAATGGCGCGGCCATCGAGATCCACGTCCATCAGTGCAGCACCGCTGAGAAACTCATTCGCGTCATCAGCCTCATTGGCCTGATCGTGGTGGCGATGGACTGCTTGGTCTGGAGGGCGTAAGCATGAATAACGAACCGGCTTTCCCTGTAGAAAATGCATTCTTAATGTCCACAGAGACGGGCATGACCATGCGAGATTACTTTGCGGCCAAGGCGATGCAAGCACTTATAACGGCCCCTAATGTTCGACCAATGATTGAAGATGGTGAAGTTTCATGGTGGGCATACAAGATGGCAGACGCAATGCTGAAGGCGAGGGAAAAATGAGCGAATCAATGCAACAACAGATCGACCTTGAGGTCAATAAGATGCGTGCCCCTGGCGGCATGGCAGGGGTCATTCTTAACAGACATGAATATGAGCAGATCATCCGCAAGGCCATCACCAATGGCACGCTGATCGGGTACATCCATGGCGAGACGTTCACCCGCGAGCGCCTGGAGCGCAAGTACCGGGATCTGGACCATGAGAATCAGCTCTTGCGCGAGAGGGTCAAAGACCTTGAGCTTGAAGTCATTGCCGCTGCCAGATGAAGTCTGCCCAGCTCCCCCGCTTGATCAAGGCCATCACTGACATTGGCCTGACTTCAGCGGAGGTGGCAGAGACGATCCATTGCACCGACAGGTCTGCCAGGCTGCTGATCAACCGGCTGCGCCGTCAGCACCTGGTCCACATCCAAGAGTGGACCCGGTCAGAGGTGCGAGGTATCCCGGTGGCGGTTTACAGGTACGGCATTGGCATTGATGCCATCAAGCCCATGCCCAGTAGCGTCAGCGACAGGGTCCGCAAGTGGAGACGCAAAGAGTCCCTCGATGACAAAGCCTTCAGACAGGCGCGTGATCGAGGTCGTAAAGTGAAGATCAGGAGAGATCCGCTGGTGGCGGCGTTTTTTGGATCAGTCAAGTAATCCGCTTGGCTTGCTTCCAAACTGCAACAATTTTCCGCCACCTGCTGGTTGAGCAGATTCACGTAAGTAATTTATTGCTGACTCTTGCGCTTCTTTGAGAGTCATTGGCGGAAATTCTGAATTAGAAAACCTCAACGCATCAAACTCTTGTTTTGCTTTGTTGTAATCGCCAAATTCAGAGACGCTGCCAGTATTCGCATCCTCGATGGCATAACCCTTTGCGGTTCTATACATATTGACAGCAGGGTCTGGAGTTGGATCAAGATATGCCCCATTGGGGTCATTGTTTTGCAACCAGTTAATCAAGTCCTCCCGTGGAGCCTTTTTAATTTCTGCCTCACTTGGAGTCCGATTCATATCAAGCAGAGATTTACTTTGTGGCATTTGTTTGATTGATTTCTCAGGCAGCATTTGGCTGCGCGTGCCTTGAGTCAAATCAGTCAACAACTGAGCAGGCAAACCGCCACGCGCCATCACGTTGGCCGCGACTGGTTCCATGGCACGCTCTGCCGCCATACCGGCACGCTCAAACTGTGAGGCATACGTGCCCTTGGGGATCGCGGCCAGCAGCCCGGCCTCTGGCAATACTGGTGGCAGCTTGGTGGATTCAAGCAGGCCAGCAACGCTTTGCAGCGCGTTCTGGGCCATCTGGCCGCGAGGTGCGTAGGTGTACTGCTTGATGAAGTCTTGAGTGGCCTTGTCGGCCAGCTTGACGCCTTCCTTTGTGCCGTACTTGCCTGACCTGATGTTTTGCAAGATGCCGTAAGGAATCCCGGCCATGGTGGCAGCGGCACCGCTTCCCAGGGTTGCACCCGTCTCACCAATTGCCTCGAGGTAATCCAGTAGACCAGTTGCCATCATTTCACCTCAAAAATCATTGACCGAGTAAGCCGCCAACCAACCCAGCGCCAGCCGTGACTGGTAATGCTCGGCGCATCAGTTCTTCCATTGCTGGATCAACCACTCCACCAGGCATCAGCCCAGTCTGTAACCTGCTTGCAATTGCAGTTGATGGGGCTGACGTATAAGCCCGTGCAGCCAGGTTTGTCGGCATGGATAGCATCACGTTCAAAGGTGTGTATTCCATCATGCGTGCCGCTGTGCCTGAGTCTCCCACGATAGGTCTGAATGCTTGTGCAAAACGTGCTGCCTCATACATTGGAGTGGTATTACTTCCCTCCATAAATCCGCGAGGGTCTTTGCGTGTCAGAGCTGATGCCAAATTCAATCCTGAGACATTTCCTGATGATGGATTGACAACGCCAGAGGAAGTTCTAATTGTCATCAGGTTTCGGTAATTGGCACGCGCTGCTTGAAATGCTGCCTGATCTGCTGCTGACATTCCCGCCATCAATTGATCGTCTACGATCTCTTTAATCTGAAACAAAGCCTGACCTAGATCACGATCACCAGTTGGTGATGTACTTTCTTTTTTTGCTAACTTACCAAGTTTTGAAGTCAAAGAAGTTAACTGATTTCCTGTTGCCTGACCTGTGTTTGCAAAATTCAATAATTGCTTAACAAGAAAATTGTTTTTTAATGGATCTTTGATCAAACCCTCTACTGAAGATTCAATTAAATCAACTCCATTCAATACATACATCTGATCTAAATTTTGCACGCTTGGATTAGCTGCCTTGTTGTAGACCTCGCTGATTTGTCTTTGAGCTTTTGCCAATACAGGGTTGCTTAATTCGGCTGCATCAACGCCAATGGCTTGAGCAGTGGCCCGATTTAATACCTTTTGATTGGTGTCTTTGATAGTATTGAAAGCGCCCGAGGTCATTGGGTTTGACTCCAACCGGGCCTCCATCTGCTGCAAAGATCTGCTGCCAGTTTCCTGGCCTGGAGTTGTGCGAAACCCCATTGCCTTGCCGCGATCAAGGATTGCCCTTTGAGCTTCAGTCAATGCCGCTGACGCATCAGCGCCAACAACGCCAGGCGTAACCTGGCCGCCAGTCACTGTGGCAGTTGGAGTCGCGGTTGCCGTTGCACTGCTTTGAGCTTGCGCAGTTGCTGGCCCAGGTGCCGGTCCAGGTGCTGGAGTTGCCATACCAGGCGCTCTTGAGCCAAACAAAATGCTCATCATCTTGTCTGTAAGGTATCCACCGCCAGCGCCCAAAGCCCCGCCAAATCCAATTTGCTGGGCCTTTTGCGTAAAGTATTCACCAGCGCCCATGTCTCGCGGTCTTGTCTCTGTCACCAGGTCGGACAAAGTTGGCGCTGTTGCCCCAGTCTGGACGGGCTGCATTGCACCGCTGACGGCACCAGAAACAGCGCCAGCCTTGACGGGCTTGGCGGCCAGGTTCAATGCCTTAACGGCAGCAGTGCTTGGCAACAGTGTCCCACCCACATTGCCAACCATACGGCCAACATCAAGCTCATCGGGACGTAACTGGCCGGTTCGATCTTGGCGGTATTGTTTTTCGCCAGCAGTCATGGCTTGCTCAAATGACTGACGTGCTGGACGTATGAATTGACCAATGACTGGCAACTGTTCAGCGCCCCTTGCTGCAAACTGGGCAGTGCCTTCAGCAACATCACGCAGGCCGCGCACAACGCCACCAACTGGAGATGCCGCGAGCTTCTCCATAACGGTCTGTGGTGCTGCTGGAACTGCTGGAGCAGCAGTCCCAGGCAATGGCGGCAGCTTCTTCAGTGCCTCGGCCATCTGCTCCCGCGACATTCCATCTGGGAAAGTAATCGGGCCATACCCAATTACGTTGACAGTTTGTGCCATTGCTTACCTCACTTGAATGATTGTGTGGCTGGGTCCCATGAGAGTCCAGCACTGGGTTGTGTCGCTTGTTGGGCTTTTTGAATTGCCTTGAGTGCAGGACCACCTCGCACTTGCATTGCAAGTTCTGCCGATCTGCGTGCATCAGCTTTTTGCGTAATGGTTTGCGGTTTGTCATCTGATTGTGGAAAGTATTTTTTGATTTCCTTTTCCATCTCGTCAGTGCCAATGACAGCGCCAGACTCTGCACGCAAATTTGCAGTGACCCAGTTTTCTTGAGCTTGACGGTATTGCTGACGGCCACCACTTTCAAGAAAGTTGGCAATTCCAGTGGTAAGACCCGCAGACGGTATGCCGCGCAAGATTGATTGAGTCCTGCTTGGAGTTCCAAATACATCCTCAAGGGTCAACTGCTTTCCATTCATGTCCACAATTGGCTGCTGAGTCAAAGGATCAGTCAATGGCTGATTGAAGATTTGCTTTGCCTGGTTCATCCGCAAAGAGAATCCAGCAGACTTTGCCTGGTCCTCAGTTGACGCGCCCTTGCCAGTCAACTGCTCGCCACCAGCGCCAGCAATTGGGATGACCGGGAAACCTGGCACTTTGGGCACATAAGCAAATCCATCTGCCGTCTCGACACGGTCGTACTGGCCGCGATCAAATTCTGCTCTGCTGAGTTGCAAGCGATCCAGAGAAATACCCAATTGAGCACGCTCAAGCCGCAATCTCTCAGCCTCTGCCGGGCTTAATCCCGTCAAGTATTCGGCATTGGCCGGAATTCTATTTTTGTCAACCCAAATAATCTTGTTGTTCAAGTTCATCTGCACCATCTCGCGTGGCACGCCAAACCCCTCAATGGTCTTGACGCTGCCGTCCTTGAATCTCTGGATCAGCACAGGATTTCCAGAGGCATCAGTGACCTCTTTGGGTTCACCAATAACCTCTGGCGCTGGAGCCTCTCCAGTTGGGATTTCAATTCTTCCACCAGTTTTTGTACGCTGAAATGTTTTGCCTTCAGCGGTTCGATACGGTTCTCCGATCACCTCTGGAGGCTGCAACATCTTCAAAAGCTCTGATCTTCCCTCTTTGGCGGGCATACTTCTAAGCAAGTCTCTTTGAGCCTGAGTCAAAGAAGATAAACCACCTTGAGCTGGCATAGTAGCTTGCATACCGGCAGGAATTGGCTGACCAATCATGGCGTTACGCTGTGGACTTGGACCCATACCATATTGAGAAACAGGCAATGCCGCCGCCTGCATGGGGGTTATTGCATCGCCAGCAACTGGCACTTGAGCAAACATATCTCTGTATGCCTGATCGTCAGCCATCTGTCGCTTGTACTCGTCCAACTTCTGCCGGGTCAGCAACTGCTGAATCGCACCCTCTTGGGCCTTGCCATAGCTGGACGTGCCAGCCTGCAAGCCTGCACCAAGCGCTTGGCCCAGTGAGATGGGCACTGGAGATGGGCCACCTGCTTGGAGCAGGGCCGCAGCGGTGGACAGCAGCGCTTGGCGCTGCATCGACTCTTGCTGTTGAGGGGTCAGGTACTCGCTCAGGGCAGACGTGCCGCCACCAAACAAGTCACCCAGCAAGCCCATGTTCATTGTTGCCATGATGTTGATTCCTTAACCTAGACCCAGCAAACCGCCCAAGATGGCGCCATAACCGGCATACTGAGGGTTGGCAGTGCCACCCAAGATGCTGCCCAACTGAGCGCCACCCAAAGCACCGCCAAGACCACTTGCTGTCTGGTTGCGGAAGATCGGTGTGGTTGTCGTACCGCCAAGGTTGGGCACGTTCTGGCCCAAGGCACTGCCAGTCAGGCCAAGGCGCTCAGAGGCCAGGTTGCGTGCAGCGTCAAGCCGCGCCTGGGCCAACTGCTGGCGTTGCTGCTCGGCAGTCATCACGGCCTGCGCACCCGTCATGCCCAGGTTTTGCTGCTGGGCACCCAAAGCACCCAACTGGCCCACGGCAGTCTGGCGTATGCCAGCACCAGCGATCTGGTTGGCAGCGTTGGCCCTGGCCGCTTCCATGGCCCTGGCAGCATCAGTCTGGCCGAACCCGGCAGCCGTGGTAAACCCGGCAGAGCGCAACTGGGCGGCAGTGTTGGCTGCTTGGCGCATGTAGTCTTCATTTGCGATGGACTCGGCCACTGCCTGGCGCGAGCCACCAAATGCCCTGGCACCTGTTGCTCGAGCTTGCTGTGCTTGCTGAGAGATCTGGCGCTGACGTTCAATGTCTGCCAGCGTACCCTGCACCACTTGTTGCTCGTAAGGGTTTTGGTATGCACCCATGTACTGGGCACCCGTCATGGCCTGGATCTGCTGGGGTGTGTAGCCTGCCTCTGCGAGTGCCAGTTCGGCAGCCCGGTTGGTTGTCTGCTGACCAGCACCGCCAATGCCGGTGGCCGTGAGCTGCTGCTCTGCCGTGGCGTATCTTGGGGTGAACCCCTCAAACTGCCTTGTGCCAAGGCCAGCCGCAGCGGTTCTGGCATCAGCCAACTGCTGGAGATATGCAGCCTTGATGTCAGGGTCGATGGAGGTTGAGCTTGTGGAAGATGACGGTGTGCTGCTGCCACCCAATGCCTTTGCGGCCAATCCTGCGCCAGTTAATGCAAGTGCAGGGTTTTCTTTTGCAAAGTTAAGGGCGGTACCTAATAATCCAGCGCCACCAGCAGCACCGGCAGCGCCAATACCTCCAAGAGTTCCAACTCCAACTCCAGCACCAGTCGCGCCATAAGCAGCAGCCAGATCGGCAGCAGCAGCAGTCCCAGCAGCGCCTGCACCGCCCAAAGAGCTCATTAAGTATGGAGCGCCGAAATATGCAGCAGTACCTGCCGCAATCAATGGCGCATTCTGAGACAAGCTCAAGTCTTTATCCACCTTTGCCAGAGCATTGCTGGTGCTGCCGATAGGATCTTGAACAAAACTGCTTGCGGCACTGCCAAGTTGATTTAATGCGCCCATTTGAACCTCAAAGTTGCTTCGTATGTTCTGAATAAACCATCATCAATTTTTTTGATTTCTGACGGGTAAGTGATTTGTGAAAACAAGTCATTGATCCTCGGGTTGTCGTAGAACGTGACTGCAAAGTCATGCCCGTGATCATTCAAGTCATCGAGGTACTTCTGCACGTTGGACACAAGGTCTTTGGCACGTTCACCGTTAATGCAATGAAATTCGATGCCGTTCTTCTCGATCTTCTTTGTCAGGATCAGAGTGTCACCCTGACGCACAACAAAGTTCCCCGTCTGAGGCGCATTCATCAAACCATCAAAGTAGGCGTCAACCGTCATGGCAAAGCCGCCATAGTTCTTCGCCAGGTCTTCGGTGAGGATTTGCCTAATGTCTTTCATGGTCAAATTTTAAGCCTCAACGCTTGCCAGCGGCGATCACGTCCAAACGGTTGATGCCAACTCTCCAGTCATCGAGCACCGCCCCGGTATACCTGACCTTGACCTGGCGACCAGTGAACCGCACATCTGTCGGCTGACTTGCCGTATATGGGCCGTAAGTTGTCTCGGTTGAGGTTGGATACATTCGCGTCTTGAACGACACAACAACCTCGCCCAGGGTTTGCTCATCAGGGATGATTTGCCGCACGCTCATCACCTGCTCACCCGTTCCGATCTCCACAGGGCCAGACTCAGCGTAAGGCGCGACAGAGTCATAGGCAAACCCGACTTCATGCTCGTAG